TTATATTCGCATCTCCCAGCAAATCGCAAATCAGGGTGTTACAGTCCATTGGTCGAGGTCTACGAGTGTCAGATGATGGCAGAACAACAAAACTCTATGATATTGCCGACGACTTAAGATATAAAGGAAAAACAAATTTCACCTTGCGTCATAGCGCTGAAAGAATAAAAATATACGATACTGAGAAATTTAATCATAAACTAACCAAGATAAAATTAAAATGATGTATGATGTAAAACAATTCAAATTGTCTGATGGTGAAGAAGTTATCTGTGATGTTGTTGATTGGCCGGAAGACGGCGAAAAAGAAATTGTTGTTAGGAACGCTATGAAGATTGCTCTCGTAGTTTCTCCAAACAACTTAGAATCATATTATACTTTTAAACCTTGGGTACAATATATTGAGAGTGATGATGAATATATTATAATCAACAGTGACCATATTATCGGCACTTCTAATCCCAACAAATATCTTTTGTATCAGTTTAAGTCTGCTCTTGAAGAGATGCATTTTATGGCAATTGACAGAAAAAAGGCTTTTGAAAAACAACAACTAGAACAATTAAAAAATCTTCAAAAAACTGCAGAAGCAATTGTTAATTTGGCGAAAAAGGATCATTTAGATTCTGCGGAGAATACAGTAAGTAATGTAATTCGTTTTCCAAACGGAGACGACATACTCCACTAACTCGTGTATACTACATTCCCTAACGCTAGAAGCTTTATTTTACCGCAAAATGATCATAATAGCAACCCCCTTGTTATAAGTTATTTTTTATAGTATAATAAATTTTTATATTGAATTGAAGGTGTTCGATGAAACCCAAAGACAAACCACATTATGTTAACAACGCAGATTTTTCTATGGCCGTTGTCGAATATGTAGAAACAGCAAACGCGGCAAAGGAAAATAATTCTAAAAAACCTGTGGTGACAGATTACATCGCTACTTGTTTTCTTAAGATTGCCGAGGGATTATCGCACAAGGCCAACTTTGTTCGGTACACCTATCGCGAAGAGATGGTGATGGACGCGGTCGAAAACTGCCTGAAGGCAATCGAAAATTACAATCTCGAGACTGCCACGAGAACAGGAAAACCCAACGCCTTTGCGTATTTCACTCAGATCTCTTGGTACGCTTTCTTGCGTCGAATCCAGAAAGAGAAAAAACAGCAAGATATAAAACTCAAATATCTTGCCGAGACTGGTCTAGAGACTCTTTTAGCAGAAGAGTTTGAAAACAATCCGGCTGCCGGACAAACCCATGCCTTTGTAGAAAGCCTTAAACAAAGAATTGACTTGATCAAAGAAAACGATAATGCAATTAAAGATTACGAAAAGAAAGAGAGAAAAAAAAGAACAGTCAACGTCGACTCAGATCTTTCTGAATTCTTAGTAGGTTAATATATGAAAGTAGCGATACTAAACGACACTCATTGCGGTGTACGTAACTCATCAGAAATCTTTATGGATTATCAAGAGAAATTTTATCGCGATGTTTTCTTTCCATATCTTGAAGAGCACGGCATCAAGAAGATACTGCACTTAGGTGATTATTATGAAAACCGTACGTCGATTAATTTTAAAGCGCTTAATCACAACCGTCGTATTTTCCTTGATGTGCTTAGGGATCTTGGTATTCATATGGATATTATCCCAGGAAACCACGATGTATATTACAAAAATACTAATAGGTTAAACGCTCTCAAAGAACTCCTTGGGCACTATATGAATGAGGTGCGCATCATTGAAAAACCCGAAGTGATTCAGTATGGAAGTCTAAACGTTGCCCTTATTCCATGGATAAATACTGAGAACGAAGAAAAGACAATGCAGTTTATTAAGAACTGCACTGCCGAAGTGGTAGCAGCGCATCTCGAGCTCGCAGGGTTTGAAATGCAAAAAGGTGTTAAGTCGGTTGGGGGTATGAGCGCAAACGCTTTCTCGAAGTTCGAGGCAGTGCTCTCGGGGCATTATCACACTAAGTCTAAGAATGATAACATACATTACCTTGGGTCTCAGATGCAATTCTTCTGGGGCGATTGTGACGACCGTAAATACTTTCATGTATTAAATACAGAAACAAGAGAGATCGAGGCAATCGAAAACCCGCATACAATATTCACCAAGTTATACTATGATGACACAGGCGAACATGCATATAAACTCGCGACTCAAAACTTATCTAAACTAGATGACAATTTCGTTAAACTAATTGTTGTTAACAAATCAAACCCAATAGAGTTTGAAAAGTTTGTTGATAGAATTAATTCAAGGAAGATTCTGGGACTGCAGATTGCCGAGACATTCCAAGACTTTACGGGAAGCAATGTAGATGACGAGAATATAAGTATTGATAATACAGAAAATCTTCTCTACACATACATAGATGCAGTAGATACTGATCTGAACAAAGATCGTATTAAGAATCAAGTACTTGAGCTGATGGTTGAAGCACAAACGTTGGAGATTGCGTGATCAATTTTAATAAACTGCGGTATAAGAATTTCTTATCCACGGGTGATAATTTTACAGAAATAAATCTTTCCGCCGAACGAACAACTTTGATAGTTGGGCAAAATGGTGCAGGAAAGTCAACTATGCTTGATGCATTGTCTTTTGCTCTTTTTGGTAAGGGGCATAGAAATATCAACAAAGCGCAGTTGATTAATAGCATCAATAATAAAGGTATGCATGTTGAGGTAGAGTTTGGTGCATACGGACATAATTTTAAAGTCATTCGAGGAATAAAACCAGTTATCTTTGAGATCTGGAGAGACGGCGAGTTACTGAACCAAGACTCGCACAATAAAGAGTATCAAAAAATACTCGAGCAAAATATCTTAAAACTCAACCACAAATCATTTCACCAAATTGTTGTTCTTGGAAGTTCTTCATTTATCCCTTTTATGCAGTTACCTGCCAGTACCAGAAGAGAAATAATTGAAGACCTCTTAGATATCAATGTTTTCTCTAAGATGAACGGTATCTTGAAAGATAAAATTTCAACTCTGAAAGAAAATATAACCGAAAACAATCACCAATTGGAGGTTGTTAGAACTAAGATAATGTCACAGAAAAAACATTTATGTGAATTGACAAAAATCTCTGAGTCTGCAAAACAAGAAAAGATACAATTGATTGCTGAAGAAGAATCAGAGTTGGCCCGCCTTAACACCCAAGTAACTAGTTGGGAAGATAGTGTTTTATCTGACCTTCAATCCCGTCAATCTAAATTAGATTCTAAAATAAATGAGATGGGTAAATACGTCTTTCAGTTTAATTCTAAACAGAAAGCATCAAACAAAGAGATATTATTCTATGAAGACAACGAAGACTGCCCCACCTGCCGCCAAACCATCGAACCCTCCTTCCGATTGGATAAGATACAGAACGCCAAAGACAAGTGGGATGAACTCGAAGAAGCAAGACAACAATGCGAACACCAAATAGGAAAGTTGACTAATGATAAAGAGAATCTTCAAAAATCTATTGACGAAGAAATTGAACAAAGAAACGAAGTCAATACAATCAAAGAAAAAATCTCTTGGACCCAAAGACGAATTACTTCTCTACAGGGTGAGTTATCCCAACTCCAAACAGGTGTACATAGCCTGCAAGAAGCACGAGATACTCTCATCAGTTTCGAGAGTCAACAAAGCGATCTCACAGACAAAAAATTAGTTCTTGCCGAAGAAAAAGAATACAATCAGGTTATAACAGAACTTCTTAAAGATACTGGTATAAAAACCAAAATTATTAAACAATACTTACCCGTTATCAATAAACTTACCAATCAGTATTTACAAATTTTAGACTTTTATGTCCATTTTGATCTGGACGAGTCTTTCAAAGAAACCATTCGATCGCGCCACCGCGACGCATTCTCGTATGATTCGTTCAGCGAAGGCGAAAAGCAGCGGATCGATTTGGCTTTGCTATTTACATGGCGGCAAATCGCCAAAATGAAAAATAGTATATCAACAAATCTATTAATTTTAGACGAAACATTCGACTCCTCTATGGATGCAGATGGTGTTGAAAATCTTTTAAAAATACTAGATACTTTAGGTATAGATACAAATACCTTTGTAATTTCTCATAAAGGCGAATTGTTAGAAACTAAGTTTGAGAAAAAATTAGAATTTATCAAACACAAAAACTTTAGCAAATTAGCTTGATATTGAGAATACATTATAGTAAAATAGAAATAAACTCGTTATAACAACAGGAGTAAACAATGAGTGAAGAAGAAGTAGTAGCAGTAGAAGAAGAAGTATCCGCCCCGCAAGAACCAGGTCTTTCTTTGGTGGATATCGCTAATGCCGTCAATTTTATTGATGCGATGAGTCAGCGTGGTGCTGTAAAGGGCGATGAGCTCGAAATGGTTGGCAGTTTCCGAAACCGCTTGGCCAGTTTCGTACAAGCAACCATGCCCCCGCAGGAAGAGGCACCAACAGAAGAAGAGACTCCATCTGAATAAACCCCCTTTTTGGAAAATTATATTATGCAACTTACTGAAACAACGATGCAGGTTCTTAGGAACTATTCGTCAATTAATCCAAACATAGTCATTACTGAGGGTAATACTCTCAAGACAATTTCAGAGGCAAGAAACCTTTTGAGTTCATCTACACTAGACGTTGAGTTTCCATTCACGTTTGGTATTTATGATCTTAATGAGTTTCTTAGTGTGCTATCATTAGTCGACCAACCAAGACTGCAATTCGAAGAGAATTACGTTGTCGTTGGAGACTTGGTCGGCACGTCAAGAATTAAATATTTTTATTCTGACCTCGAAGTTCTGACAAAACCAGCAAAGGATATTAAAATGCCTTCGACGGACGTTTCCTTTACTTTGACTCAAGACACTTTGAGTCGGGTTCGAAAGGCTTCTTCCGTCCTAGGGCATACTGAGATGTCAATCTCAGCAAAAGATAATGTTCTTTGTTTGTCGGTATTGGATAATAATGACAAAACATCAAATGCTTTTTCGATTGATATTGCTGGAACTTTCACAGAAGAAAACTTTAACTTCATTTTCGATATTCGTAATCTTAAGATGATTGACGGAGATTATGATGTTAATATTTCTTCTAAGTTGATTTCACATTTTGTTAATAAACAAACGTCAATCGAGTATTGGTGTGCCCTTGAGAAAACAAGTTCATATGGAGAATAAAATAATGGAAAATGAACAAATTGAAGAAATGGTAGATCTCGCCAACAGAATCACGCGAAGTACAGTTGCTGTTATTGATACAGTTGCTGCTCGCGGTGGGTTTCGTGGTGAAGAATTAGCGACAATCGGACAACTTCGCGATCAATGCATTGCAATGATCCAATTAGTAGAGAACGCCCAATCTGAGTTCGGATTCGAGGATCCTGCTCCGGTGGAATAAATTTCAATTACTCCGTTGTTGAATAGCGACAGGGCTTGCCCTGTCGCGCCTTTTAGTATATTATATTATGTTTAGGAGTAATTATGGATTCTTTTCTACTTGTCGAAAAATATAGACCGCAAAAAATTCAAGATGTCATTCTTCCCGTAAAACTGAAGAAGACATTTTCTGAGATTGTTTCTAGCGGCGAATTGCCCAACATGTTATTTACTGGTAGCGCAGGAACCGGTAAGACCACGGTTGCCAAGGCTCTTTGTAACGAACTTCATCTCGATTATATCATAGTTAATGGTTCGGAAGAAGGGAATATTGACACACTGCGAGGCAAAATAAAACGGTTCGCGTCTTCGGTTTCTCTACAAGGCGATTTTAAAGTCGTGATTCTAGACGAGGCAGATTATCTGAACCCCCAATCAACGCAACCTGCCCTACGCGGGTTCATTGAAGAGTTTTCAGATAACTGTCGGTTTATTCTTACCTGCAATTTTAAGAACCGCATCATCGAACCGCTACATTCTCGCTGTGGCGTCTATGAATTCAATACAACAAAGAAAGACATGGCGAAGCTGTGCGAACAGATGTTGAATCGAGTTATGGACATTCTAGCAAAAGAAGGCATTTCCGATAAAGGTCAGACCAAACCGATTGCGGACCTTATTATAAAACATGCTCCAGACTGGCGCAGGGTTCTTAATGAAATACAAAGAGCTTCTGTGGGCGGTGTGTTGAATATTTCTTTAAATGTAGAAAGTTCAAACTACGAACTCTTGTTCAAATCTCTTGCGGATAAAGATTTCAAGAAGATGAGAACGTGGGTTGTCAATAATATTGACGTAGACGCCTCTTCTATATTTCGCAGCATATATGATAATATGTATGACAAAGTTGACTCAGCATCAATTCCACAACTTGTGTTGATCTTAGCAGATTATCAGTACAAGAATGCTTTTGTTGCAGATCATGAATTAAACGTGGTTGCGTGTCTAACTGAAGTCATGGCGAATATAAATATGAAGTAATGATTAATTATCTCGCATTTATAACATCAATATCCTTAGCGTCTATTGCTGCATTTTTCTCAATTGTGGGATTATCTACAATATTTCCTGGCGCGTATTGGTCGGTGATAATAATGGCAGGATCATTAGAAGTCGGCAAGCTAGTTACTGCTGCGTGGTTGCATCTTGAATGGAAGAAAATTAGTATTCCAATCAAAACATACCTAACCTCTGCAGTAATTGTTTTGATGTTTATCACCAGCATGGGAATTTTTGGATATCTGTCCAAAGCACACCTCGAGCAAGAAACCAAGTCATCAAATAATGATGTTAAACTTGAGAACCTGCAGCGAAAGATTTCTTCGGAAACTAGAAAAATAACAGCAATTGATGCTCAATTAGATTCTTTAGACGCTGCCCTTGAAGAATATATTTCGCGCGGGTTTGTCACAAGAGGATTAAATGCTAGAGACGATCAGAAAGAAGAGCGATCGCGTTTAGAATCTACTCGAGAAGAAATATCAGATTCCCTTGAAGTTTTACAGGAAAATGCGCTAGAATTAGAGAAAGAGAAAATTGCCTTCGAGTTAGAAATTGGGGCAATTAAATATATTGCTGAGTTGGTATATGGCGAACAGGCGTCGAGTTATTATGACAAGGCAGTAAGAGCAGTTATACTTTCTCTGGTATTTGTCTTTGACCCTTTGGCAGTTGTTTTGTTGATTGCTAGTACCAAAGGAATAGTAACAAAGAAAGAAGAAACGCCTTCTGCTGTTGCAACTAAAGAAATTCTGATTATAGACGACCCAACCATAAAGCAGAAACAAGAATCTTCGAAAAACTTGAATCAACCAAATGCTCCTGGTAGCAAAAAATCTCGCCCAAAATGGTTAAAGAAAGGTGCTTATGCTAGTATTTTAGGATGGCGCAGTAAAAACGGCGAACTGTTAAAACGTCAGAAGATGACCCAAGAGCAAGTAAATAAATTAAATAATGTAGGAAGTGATAATGAACCCATTTGATTTTGTTAATTCTATTAATTATACAAAAGTCGATATTATGAATGATGATGTAGAAAAAAGTTATCTCCCTTATATTGTCAATAGACAATTATCTTATTTTCCAGACACTGTTGCTGTTGCAAATGAAATGAATAGATACAGTCAACTAGACAATAAACTACAATTTCATTTTTTACTAAATATAGTCAGAAAACGAAAACGTTTCTCCAAGTGGACGAAACCAATCGAAGAAACTGATTTGGAAGTTATCAAAGAGTATTATGGATACAGCAACGAAAAAGCGCATTCAGCACTTTCTCTTTTAACACCGAATCAAGTCGCAGAAATTAAGAAAAAGGTGTATAAAGGTGGAAGAAACTAAACTTTGGACACCAGCAGAGATGCTGGAAGTGACGCTGAACGAACCCGACGATTTTCTAAAAGTTAGAGAAACACTGACCCGTATCGGCGTTGCTTCACGAAAAGATAATAAATTGTATCAATCTTGTCATATTTTGCACAAACAAGGCAGGTACTTCATCGTTCATTTTAAAGAACTTTTTTTATTAGACGGTAAAAAATCTAATCTAGAAGAAAATGATTTGTTTCGCCGTAACAGCATTGCTCAACTGCTTTCTGATTGGGGTCTTATACAAATTGATGACAAATCTAAAGTCACAGAATGCGCTCCGCTCAGACAAATAAAAATTATTTCGCACAAAGAAAAAAATCAGTGGGAATTGTGCCCCAAATACAATATCGGAAATAAAACATAAACCTGTTGCTATTCTTATAAAAAAGTAGTATATATAGAAGTGTCGATGCGGAATTGTCCGATCGATAGACAACAATCTTGCTTAATTAAATAAGGAGATAGCAATGGTTAATACACGAACAAAAGTGTTTTCGTTCCCCCACTCTCGTTTCATTGGTTTCGACCACGTATGGGATGAGATAGAAAGACTAACTGCCGCTGGCGCAAATGAGAAGGGTTTTCCTCGTCACAATATTATCAAATATTCTGACACGGAATACGCCATGGAATTTGCCCTTGGTGGTTACAAAAAGAAAGACCTAGATATCGAGGCAAAGCCTGGAGTTCTAGTAATTCGGGGCAACCCTGAAGAGGATACCAAAGAGTATCTTCACAAAGGGATTACTACGAAGAAATTCGTGGAAACATTTCGACTCGCAGACCACGTTGTCGTTGATGGAGCTGAATTCGTCAATGGACTACTAGTGATTAAACTCAGAGTGGAACTACCCGAAGAGAAGCGTCCGAGAAAAATAGAAATTAATTCTCAATAAGGACACTCAATGAAAAACTTAGCAACAAATGAGGAATGGATTTCCTCTAAAAAAGACCAGATGATTGCAATCGCGCAACTGTTTGGCGTACTCGCAGTAGCACCCGTTATGATCGCCATTAGTTGGTTCTTCTAATGGGTATGATAATTGCGATGACACTAGTTGGCATCCTTCTAGTCGGAGATAGCAACCGTAAACTCGATGAGCGTTGTGCTCAAGAGGTTTTAGATGGTGTTTCTGAATCAGTACAGGAATGTCGTAACTGGTATGTTAAGGAGAAAAGATGATTAAGAAATTAAAAGAAGCAACAGGAATCGCCCTGTTTGCATTTCTAATTGTCGGAGGAATGGTTGCACCATTCTTCTACACTCCTGAACAACATCAGATGGTACCGATGCCTTTCACGGCAGATTATTTGATGTAACGTATCAGGGTTTACCGGCGTTCCCTAGTCCTACGGAACGGATAATAAAAACGTCGGACCAATTTGTGAGAATGAACATGATAAAAGCATATATGCAAGTCGATTTAAATAACGAACTAGCTGTTCGTTACATGGAACGTGCTTTACAATCGTATGAACCAGTTAAAGATATATTTGAAATC